ATTGGCTGTAAGTATTTGGCCTTGGATGAATATATGTAAATTTGCCATTAACCTATAATTCCTCCAACGGTTCCAGAATCAAGAGCAATTGCATTTCTTGGTTCTTCTAATGGAGCTAATGTATCAGAACTACCTGTTATTATTGTCGCACCACAATAACATATACTACCAACAACTGCAGTAACAGCATCTTCGCAATAAAAATTTCCAGAACCATTAATAATTGGTGTAATGCCATGTCCTGGAATAGGGCAGCTGTGAAGATCACCTGCGCGAGCGACGAGAATACCATCAACATACGTTTCCGCTGCAGATGATATCACTACTCCGCCATGATCGCTAGTATCCCCTAATCTTACTACACTTGGCATATTAGACCTTATTCGTTAACATTAACAGTAGTAGAGTTTATAACGATATTGTCACTTGTTATATCAATAATAGAATTACCAATAGTCAAAACAATACTCGATGGATTTACAAAAATACTAGCTTTTCCAACTTGTAATTTTATAGAAGTATCACTGTCAATAAGGATAGTGTCAAACGCTTTTATTCTAAGTTTTCCTGAGTCGATTTGCATATCGACATTGCCATCTTGACTATTTATACCCCATTCGCCATATAAAATATCAGTTTTGTTTCCGTGGACTGATCTTACTTCATCGCCCTCAATATTATCGTGTACATTTCCGTTACGGTCTTGTACTAAATCGCCATTAATAGTATTAAAAACATCTCCGCTTGAATGGTGATATTTACTATCTGTTGTTCCATGAAGTTGATGACCTGAACCGCCATGATAATCATCACCATTTATTTCTTTGCTTACACCACTATCATGATTTTGTCTTGAACCGCCACTAACTTTTACATCATGATTGCCATCGACTGTTGTTGAGTGTCCATTACCACTATATGTCCAAGTTCCATTTGCAGTAGCTTCAACTTTAGAACCGTCAGCCGCATGACCGTGATAAGAACCTGATGGTTGTATTTGAAAAAATGATTCTAATCCAGGAGTAACGTTATTGATCGTTTGTCCACCGCCAGCATCTTGAGTTACGTGGACATATGGATATTTTCCGTCAAATACAATTTTAGGATGTTTTTGATTATAATCTGTCATTTTAAATTTTCGTTACAGTTGGTTCATGAACAGTAGCACTAGGAACAAATGTTAAATTATATTGTTGTCCTGTGTCAGGCGAAGTTATTGTTTCAGATATAACGCCACTTCCTCCAGCAAGTTGATCATCATATGATTTTTTCAATGCGAGATATTTACAACCATTAATCAAATCAGCATCAGCTTGATCTGGAGTATCAGTAAGGGCTGCTTGCATGCTATCTTTTTTCTTTTGTAAATTTGCTTGATTTTGAGTAAATTCTGTCATTGTGTTTTGCATAGAACCATTAAGAACCGATTGTGGCAAATGATTCTGGACAACACCAGTAATTGCAGCACCAAGATTTCCAGTAAGTAAACTTTTTGCTAACCCAAGCATCGATGATAAATTAACACCTGAACCAAGTATTTTTGTTAAACTATCTGCATTCATACCAGCCAAACCACCTACTAATAATCCACTAAGAACTGCAGATGTTAAACTTCCAGAATTAATATGCGGTAAAAAAGAAGATCCTATTGAAGCGATAGAATTTGCTTGAACGTGTTCTTGAGCAGATGCATAATTAGGTTCGCCATTTCTTAATGTATAAACGAAATCGCCATTTGGCCCTTTCCATTGAATATATCCAGGAAATGGATCGCTCACAGCTGCATAATATTGCTGGATATAAAGGTTAGGTACTACTTTAACAATAAGATTTGCTGGTGGTCTAGGCGTATTTGGCCCAATAACATTTGATTTTGGTGGTGTATATGCTGAAGTAGTTCCATGATTACTTACCGCACTGGATACTGCTAAAGTAACACCAATACTTAATGCTTTTCCTAATATTGGGCCAAGATTAGCTCCCCCAACAGAACCTAGAATAGAGCTAATAGTATTTGTCAAACCAAATTCATTTGCTAAATTTCCAATAACACCACCAAGAACATTTCCCATCATATTAGTTTGACCAAGTGCACTTGTCATCGATATAATGTTACGAATATTTGAAAAATTTGCTACCATATTTGGAAGCGAAGCACTTTTACTATCAGGATCAACTTGTTTGATTGTATCAAGAATGTGTTGGCCAGGAGCTGCGCTTGCTATCGATGGTGTATTAGGTTGTTTAAAACTTTTATCAAGTTCCGTTCTTATATTAACACCATCTTTATTTGTTAATTGTGAAGGATCTGATTTTCCAGAATTAATATCAGTAATAACTAAACGAGCAGTATTTAATAAACTAAATGGATTAATAAATGGAGGAGGGCTTTGATTTTGCGATGGAGCTGGTGCGCTTCCTTTACTAATATCTACCTGAGGAATACCGTCATTTGTTGTACCGTCAATAAATTCGCCAGCTTTACCAAACGAACCAATAATGATTGGATATTGATGATCAGAATCAGCCCAAAAACCTGCAACCTTTGAACCTTTTACTAATCCTAATGGAGTAGTGCCAATTTTACCAAATGCAGCTGATGTAACAGGTTGCATTGGTAACGCCCATGGAAGGTCATCATCAGGTATATTACTTTTATCATCATGACGGCCAAATACACGAATTTGCACACGACCTGATTGATCAGGGTCATATACGTTTACAACTTCAGCAATCCACCAAGAAAATGATTGTCCAAGATCTCTTTCAGTCATACGCCATTCTCCAGATTACCTTTAATACATTCAACAACGCATGTATATCTTGGTCTTTCTCCTAATAAACCTATGTCGTGATGTATTCTTGATATCAAAAAGTTACCATCTAACATTTCATCATCTTCTCTTGGACCTGTTGTACCAATTTTTTTAGGTAAGTTGATTGTAACAACAGATCCAGGAGTTAAATTAAAATCCCCATATACTCTCATCTTTAAACTATTTTGTAGAAGAGCTGAAAGGTATGATTGTAAATCTGCTGTATTATCAGGAATGTGGGTATTAGCTCTTTGAGAAGTATCAGCTGGAATTAATGATTGTGGTGGAATTTTTGGTGTAAGATATTTTTGTTTAAAATCAGAAGAATTATAAGAACCCTTACCACCAGTAGTATACTGAGTCGAATCAGTTACAATATCATTTGATGCATATGTATGTGTTCTATATTCGAATTGTGTAACACGTCTTGTACCACCAAATTTAATTCTATCAACAGTGTTGAAAATTTTAGGAATTTCTAAAGAAATAATATTGTTTTCAGGCTTATTGTAAATGCTACTATTGATAGAATCACTTTGAGTAAATGTTTTTACTGGTGAATTTTTAAATAATTTTTCAATAGTAGAAAATGTATATGATTGTTTTCCATTATCTCTTGTTTCGAAATAAACATAAAGTGATGATTTGTTTTGATCTGAAATAGATCTTTTTTTCATCATATCAATTGCTTTAAATGGATTGTGATGAGGAACAACAATATTTTGGTTGCCTTTGGTATCTTCTACCGTAATAGGTTTTGTGCTTTTTAAATAATTTTTATGAATATCCTGAACAGCATCAGATATTAAACCTTTATAGCTTTTCTGGACATAATTTGTCTTAGCTTGTAATGCTTCTTCAGAAACACATTTTAAAGTATACAATTTTGAATTGAGCGTTTGTGTTGCCATATTCGCATCTTCTAAAGTATACAATGCGAAATTAAATTCATTAGATGTACCATCAGGCATTTCAATTTGCAAATTGATAGTTTCATCGCCTACGATTTTTAACTGACCTATTTGATCATCCGTGTCTAATACTTTTATGTAAGCAATAGTGCCTGGATGAAAAATAGTTTCAAAAATTGATGCTGAAGAAAATGCATAACCTAAATCCAATAATCCTCTAGGAGAGGACAAAGTAAATGAAGTTATTGCTATATCACCTGGAACGTAATTATCAACCATTTAATATCTTTGTCAATTGTTTCGAAATTGGAAGAGCTAAATTTTTATTTACTAAATTTATAGATTTGTTTGCTTCGTTCAATTCATTTTCATAATCATAAGTGTAAACTGGATCCCAATAGCTTGCCTCTATAGCTGGTATATTGTTAGCAACAGAAGTAACTGCAGTAAATGCAACATTCGTTAAACTTGCATTGCCAAATAGGTAACTGCTACCAGTAATAATAACAGTGCTATTTGGATAAAGAGTTCCGGAAACATTATTAATTAATACTGATGTACTGTTAGATGTTACAACCTGACCTTTACCAGTATAATTAGCATTGAAATTAATCGTTACAATTTCACCTTCCATAAAACTCGGTGCGCCATTTGCATACACACCATTCGCACTATAATTTATAATTGAATTAGTGTTGATTGTCCAATCAATTTTAGATCTAAAATAAGAAATAATATTGCCTTGATTATCATAATACGGTTCATAAAATTTATAAAGATTTGGATCTAATGCATTATAATTTGAAACACTAATTGTTCCTGGACTATTGTACCAATTATTTCTATAAAACATAACACTATTTTGCAATACAGGAATAGATGTATTATATTTTGATGTTATATAATTGTTAAAATCTGCAGCTGAAAGATACCATTGATAATATGGATCAATAATACCATTGGTAAGATACATCATCCAACTTATATATTGATCAGAATAATAATGATCTGCAATTTGATCTGGTCTTTGACCTTGAACAACATCAAAAGGATAATAAAAATTAGGTGTATTTTTTGGTGTATTATATACTACTGCTCGTTCCATAATATTGATTACAGCAGTATTAGAATAATTGATAACAGGAAATTTTACGAAATATCTTTCAGCCATTATTGTTCCTTATCTAGATCCTGGAGGACCATTACTGCCAGTATAATTAGTTTGTGAAGCAGTTTGATCATTTGTTTGTGCAGCTGTAGCTGAAGCTATATCTCCTATGCTTGATGAAGAAAGAATATTATCTCTTAACCAATATTCAATTTCGGTAAGATCAACTCTAAAATCAATTAATGTTGGAGCATTTGTTCCTTGGAAAAAAGAAGGAACTCCACCTCCAGCATAATTAATGCTTACATTTGTAATAGCGCATGGTTTAAATTCATAAAGATAATTGCTTGGTGTTAATGTGATCAAAGCTAAATTCGGATAAGATAAAAATACACCTTTAGTTCCAGGCTGTAATGCTGGCAAAGCATTTGTTTTGAATGCTTGGACGATTGATACTATAGCATCTGATTCTTGTGGTGATCTTGGAGCAAATCTCCAACTAAAAGAATGTGTTTTGAAAGTTGGAGATTTAAATAACATGGTTAAAAATGGATTTTCTGCGAGACCGAGTAATTGATAACCTTGAGCTGTTACATTACTACCAATGCCTAATTTTCCAGCTAAATTATTAACTACTGAACCAGCAATACCAGTAGCTGCACCAGCTGCACCAGCGCTTACTGCAGATTGTACTATGCTTCCTAAACTTGCATTACCACCGCCCTGTTGATACGTTTGTAAACCATTTTCAATAGCAGCGCCGACTGCCAAAGATGCTCCTTCTGGTCTCCAATCAATACTTTGACTATCTAACAAATTTACAGGAATAGGAAGTTGAACGCCACCAACTCTTGGAAATGATGGTTGTTCGAATATAGAACGTCTTTGATATTTTACGAATTGAAAATTGATATTGTAATTTTCTGGAAGATCCATAGGATATTTAATTTGTTCACCGCCAGCAAATGATGCAGCAGATCCAGGTGGTGCGCTGAGCACTGAACCAACATAATTACTAATACCAGTACCAATATTTGAAATATCTTGACCAATATCTGATATTAAACTTCCCATTCTATTTTTCCTATAAATACTTTATTACTACTTAGATGAGATTTTGATATGGCATATAAAGGTACATTTCGTCCCAAAAATCCAAATAAATATGATGGAAACCCATCAAACATTATTTATCGTTCTAGATGGGAATTAGTATGCATGATGCGATTCGATGATGACCCAAACGTAATTAAATGGTCATCAGAAGAAGTTATTGTTCCTTACCGTTCACCTATTGATGGTAAAATTCATCGTTATTTTCCTGATTTTATAGTAAAAATAAAAAATAAAGAAGGTTTGATTGAAACAAAAATGATTGAGATTAAACCATATTCTCAAACCAAACCACCTGAAAAACAAAAAAACGTAACAAGAAAATACCTTAATGAAGTAGCTACTTGGGGCAAAAACGATGCGAAATGGAAAGCAGCGGCTTCATATTGTTTTGACCGTAGATGGACTTTTCACGTAATAACAGAAAGAGAATTGGGGCTTAACTTTTAATGGCATACATATTCCAACAAATTGCTGATAATGCAACAATAAAATATTATTCGCAAGACCAAACGGAACAGTCTTCACGCGATTGGTATCGTAATACAGCGGCAGCAGTAAAAACAGTTAATACTGTTAAAATGATGAATGACAAACAAAATATCGTCAGTAAACTTGATATTAATTCAATTGGCAAGATGTATATGTTTTTCTATGACCCAAAGTTAAAAGCAACACTTCCATACTACGATACTTTCCCTTTAGTATTCCCAATAGATTTTAAAGAAAACGGTTTCTTAGGAATTAATCTCCATTATTTGCCACCATATCTTCGTGCAAAATTAATGGACAATCTCTACAAGACTGCTAATAACACTAAATATGACAATAGTACAAAATTAAAAATTTCATATCAAACATTAAACAGTTCTTCGCAATTAAGTTACTTCAAGCCGTGCTTAAAAATGTACCTTTGGGATCATGTTGTTGGAAGTAACTATCTTAATGTTGAAACGAAAAATTGGGATGCTGCTTTAATGTTACCGACTGAAAGATTTAAAAAAGCATCAAAAGAAACAGTGTTTAAAGATTCAGTAAGAGCAACAAGATAATGCCAGCATTCAATATATCAGAATTTAAATCTAACATATCAGAATATGGTATTTTACAGAACAATAAGTTTTCTGTTTTTATTCCGATATCTCCGAATGTTCTAGTAAGCACATTT